TTAGTGCCATAATAAATCATAGAATAACATCCTCTTCAATCCATGCAAAATTAATGCCGAAGGTGCATGCCGTTGCATCGGTGTTTTCAAGTCTAAATAAATACTTCGTGTTAGCTTTAAGTACACGCCCCCCCGCTATATCGCCATTAGCGGATGCGGTATTTACGCCAACGCCGGTTAATGGTAAAAATCTTGCAGCTTTTAGCGTTCCGTTTGACGTTACCGTTGGAGCTGAAAATAATAACAACGTTGCCACGTTTGTTGAAACGAAATTCATATTAACGGGTATTTGAGCCGTTCCATCTGCCGTTGTTGTCGGTGCTTCGTATAGTGATATACGGATACCGCCTTTTTGGAAGTCGCCAGAAAACAGCTGAAAATGTACTTGTTTGGCTCCAGTCGTTCCAAGGAAATATAATGATGATAGTGCCGCCACCGAACCGTCTGAAGCATAACTATAAGCCACGCCTTTGTGGACAGCGTGGGTTAATTCGTCAGTCGTATAAATCCCGCCCGTATGGTCGATGGAGTTTGCAATATTTATAACTGAATTATCTTCACGAATTAAGCGACCACTATTAAGTGTTAGTGTATCAATATCAATGGACATAATATTCCTTTAATTTTGAAGTAAGTTTAGCACGGGAAAATTTTTAGTGCAAATTCAGATTATAGGCTCGGCATAGCATCGACAGTTCCAAATCTCTGAAGGGTGGTGACATCCCTCACCTTCTATGCATGGCGGGTTATCCCATCGGAATACTTTTCCGTTAAGTTCCGCGTGGGTATCCCTCACATCGCTGTCCTCAGCTGTTCTCCAAACATAACTTTCACTACCCACCGCTTGCGCTCTTGCTTGGTTAAACGTAGCATTCGCCTTTGCGACTTCAGTCCTTGCGATTAACATCGCCCTTGCTTCGGTTATCTCATTAGTGCGTAACAGCTCTTTTGCTACCTCATCCGCGCGACGTCCACCGCTTGCCGCTTTTTGCGATAGTTCTTGCGCTCTCATCCCTGCCTTGATAGGGATTGACTTTATTAGTTCGACCTGCTCGTTTTGTAGTTGTTTAGCCTTAGCTCCTGCTACACTTTCAGCTAATTGGCGGTTGTACTCTTTGCCGATTGATTTCATTTGTGCAGTAAAAAACCTATCAGAGTTTGAGTTAGTATCACGTAACATTTTTTCAGCTGTTTTTGAAGCCCATGGGGTTAGCGATTCGGCATACTTAGCCAATAGAATAAGTGCGGATGAGTCAAAACGCCAATCGTCCACATGTGACATTATTAGCATTGACGACGCTTTCGCTATTTTACGTAAATCAGAGGCATAGCGTTTCTCGCTTGCCTTAGAGGGGGTTATCTTAGCCATTGCTTAATCTTATCCGTCCATGAAATGCTATCACCAGTTTCGTTTATTGGTGATTCTTCGATAGATTCATTTTCTACCATCGGCATCGGTGGCATATTTTCAGCTTCCTCGATCTGTTCATCCGTCACGTTTGTGTATATTCCCGTTATCTCTGATGATTGTTTAAGCTCTTTAAGTGCCGTTGCATCGTTTAGTATTCCCGCTTGATAAGCAGTCGTGAGTGCCGTGGTGATATTGTTCGCAATGGTTGACTTATCAATAGCTGACATCTGCCATAATGATTGAAACTCAAACGTGGTGTCTGTTGGGATAGGTTTTCCGTAAAGTGAACGGTACGTTGCCGATATGATCCGCTGCACCCCTTCCCTTAACATGGACTCTTGCTTTGATAAAATCGTATCGTAATACATTCTCATATCGCTTTCGCCCGTTGCACTCATACCACTTGGAGATTGACCGAATAAACGAACCAATGGAATTCCGCTTGCCCCCGCCAATTGTTGTCCAAATTGAAGGATAATATCGGTTACACCGCTAAAAGTGTAACTATGAGTTTGAAAGTTGTCGTTTTTATCGGTAAGGGTAAGCCCCTCGTTGTTCTGTAGCATACGCATGTAGGAGAACATCGAGATTAACCCCTCTTCAGCTTTGCCACCTGCAGCAAGGATTTCGCGCAACCCGTCGACACCAATGGTTCTAAGGTAGGCACGATCAACAAGATTCGCCGCTCCCATTGTAGCGGTGTCAAAACTTATGAGACGGTCAAATAATCGTTCTATAATTGACTCTCCCCAAAACATTTCGGTAATCGCTTGGAAGTATGGGAGCTGAATACCAGTGAACCGGATAACACGACTATAATGGATTTTTGCCCCAAGGGTTGCATCTATTCCGGAAGTGATATTATTTACTATTGAATAGTAACGTGGCATTCCCGCCTCGGCTCCTTCCTCTACCCTTATTAAATCATCAAGTGAGGGTTGCAGTTGCCAGCGGTCGTAAGTAACCAACCCCTTAAAGGCTCCCTTAGCAATAGTATCCATATTAAGTGGTGTTGATAAATCTTGACCCTCAATAATCATCACAGTAATTGCCCCGCCATAGAGCCGTGACCATTTAATCGCTTCGGCTATATCGCCCCAAATGCCCATACGAGTAAATGCGCGTTCCATCTCACTCGACTCTGATGGATCTCCCGCGTGTCTTAATTCAATTTTAGCGCGTGTCATATCTTCAGCTATTGCATCTACGATGTTGCCTACGATCCAGTTACCACGATAGGCATTTTCAAGCTGTAAGCGGTTGCGGGTCAATAGGTTTGGTTGATAATGCCCTTGACTTAGGTTGTTATCGACAGCTCCAACCCCTAAACGACTATTGAAATTAGCAAATCCGTCCGTTACCATAGCGTCGGATGTCTTAAACGTGCGTTTTTTATTTTTTCTCATTGATTCCCCTTAAGGATAATTAACACATTTTAGCGGTTATACGGTCGATTTTCAAATCATACTCGCAAATAAATTAGCCTTGTTGCCAACTTTTGCGAAGCTCATTACAAAACTGTCGGCAAGGTTTGGTGATTTTATACCACGTTTTAACAAATCATCTTTGCTCTCAACTTTTACCCTCCCCGCTTTGTCGGTATCTTTTAGCGGTGAAGATAGCTCTATGATTAATTCATCTACCAACTCAATTTCGCTACTGATTGATATGATGTCGTTTTCGTCAATGGGAAGCCCTTTTGTAACGGCGTTATAGGTGTCACGCACCCTATCAGCTATGTCCCACCAAACCTGCGCTTTTAAATTACTAAACATATCGCCATTGGTAGTTTGAGTATTTTTGTAGATGCGATTTTCTTCAATTACTTTGCCGCCTGCATTGAACTTTTGATAATTAACTTTGCCACTGTTTATTTCATTCAGCTCTCTAAATTTAGATCCTGCCCCTGCCCCAACTCCTATCGAGTCGTAATGGATTATGGCGTTATGTTCCATAGCATATTGGTATGTTTTAATATGAGATTTATCTAACTCATCTTCTTTACCACTCCACTGCTCAATATGCTCAAGCAATATCCCTTTGCGGTGTGCGATGGCATTTTTATCCCCTCCACTGTCAGCGATGTCGTAACCTATGAAGTCTTTACCCTTTGGATCAATACCAAGCTTTTTGTGAGCGTCGATGCAAGCTCTAAGCCATTTTTGTTTAATCAGGGAATTCTCATTCTCTTGTTTTGGGTATCCAAGATAAATATGATTGTATTCATCTTCATCCTCGGCTCTTGATGCTTCAATTATCTTTAACATCGTGCTTGATAAAAATGGATTCTCATCATAATTAATATGACGAATGATTGTGTCGGGTGGGGGGTTTATAATAAATCGCTTATAAACAAAATCAGTAACCAAGTTTGGGTTAAAAATAATCCAACACTCTGAGCCTTCTTTACGGATTGTAGGCTCTAAAATTTCCCATTGTTCTTTCGTGAGTCCGTGCGATTCCTCACTCCAAAGAATATCAACGCCCTCTATTGATTTTATCTCATCAGGATTTCTCCATAATCCATAAAACATAAATTCCGATCCAGTGGTGTTATGGCGTATTGAATTTTGAATAATGGTAAACTCATCTTGCATCCCCGCCTCTTCAATTTTAATCTTGAGAAGAGAGTAGACAGAATCGCTGATTTTATTTTGAATTTGTCGTACACAAAGAAACTTCAACGAGTAATTGGCGGCGAGATAAACAGCAAAGCCTGCTGCATCGTGTGACTTTGATGATGCACGACCGCCTTTTAAAATCTTGTTTCTCGCACGTGTTGTCCAAAATTTTCTAAGGGCGGGATTTAACCTCATAACAACCTCTCCATAGCGTTTGCAAACACTAAAGGGTCTTTGGCATTTTTAGATTGGTTGCACTTAGCACAACTCACCACCAAGTTACTTAATGTGTGCTCACCACCCTTGCCAAGTGGGACATAGTGATCTATTTGTATCTTCATATTTTTTGTTAGTCTACAACCACACCAATAACAATGTGTGGCGGTTTGTCGAAGATTTAATAACTGTTGAGTTGTAGCATCACCTTTATTTTTTTGTGAACGACGTCTATGTTGTGCATTTTGTGCAGCTGCTTTTCCATTTGGACTTTGTTGATAGACTCTGGTTTTTAATAAATATTCGTTTCTGTTCGTTTCCCTATATATTCTTTTTTTATCTGATATTGTTGCTGAATTTTTATTATAATATGATTTATTATATTCGGATATGTGTGCTGCTTTTAACGCCCTGTGTTTTTTCTTTTTTAGATTAATGCCTTCTTTATTCTCTTTGTAATATTCTAATGAACGCAGGTAAATTGATTCCTTATTATCTTTTCGATATTTTTTATCATATTCCGCTGCTCTTTGTTTGTTTTTGGCTTTGTATTCACACACGCAGTTTTTACAGTGCGATGATAACCCATCTTTTTTACTTTTGTCTTTGCTAAAAAATATTGATATTTTTTCTTGTTTACATTTAGTGCAGGTTTTTGTAGCTTCCATAATTATCCTCCAACGATAAAGGCAAGGGGTTGGAGTCCTTGCTTGTGGGTATTATACCTTATCCATCATAAAAATCGCTCAAAGTTTTAACCGTATTATTTTGAATAGCAGCTACAGTGCTAACATTCACGTCGCCTGATTTGGCGAACTGGTCTATGACTCCAAGGGATTGACCTGCCTTGTGGATGGTTTCTTGTGCCATCTTATGCTCTGCCACGCTCATGTCTTCGTTAATCTTTTTTGACATAACTGAAACATTTTTTAGGGTTGCATTGTGTAAAAACTGTAAGTGTCTTGTTTTCTCATCAACTGCTTTTGCAATAGCTGTAACTTCTTTGTAACTTTCGTCCACTAATGCCGTCTTTATCGCAATTTGGGCTGTAACTTTATCCGCGTGTTTTGGTTCTATCCCTTTACATATTTTCCCTATTGTTACATGGCTTGTATTATATCTCTTGCCAAGCTCTGAATGTGAGTATTGCCCTGTATGCCAATCGGCTAAAATATTCTCACGATCTTCATTCGTTAGTCTTGCCACTTGTCATAACCTCCACTGGATAATCTTGGTCTGTATCATCAAGCCATACTGTTCGCATGATTAAATAACCTCCTAATTAAATAGCTTCTTGCGTAGCTTGATATAAAAAACATAATAGTTGATATTGTAGCTTGAGACGCTGTTGGCTGAATCCCAATTAGTGGGAACGCAAAATATACTAACGCCCACCCGATTATAATGCCAGCAATTTGGTTGGTTAATATTTCGTAGTGGCTGTGTTTTTTACTTTGCATCTCTATACTCGCTCCATGATACGGTTTCGCCATTGATTTTGATAGTGTCGATTTGTGTGTAGTCGCACCAGCGTTGGATTATCACTTGTGCGTATTTTTTATCGAGTTCTAGTCCGTAACATCTTCGGTTTAGGTTTTCACACGCTATCATCGTTGTACCACTTCCACCGAATAAATCCAAAACACTATCTTTTGTTTTGCTTCCTTCAAAAACTGCTTTCTCTACAAGCTCAACTGGTTTCATCGTAGGGTGCAAATCATTCTTAGCTGTTCTTTTAATGTCCCAAATATCCATGCCATTTTTCCCACCATAGAAATTATGGTCTTTAACCCATCCGTAGAAAATTGGCTCATACTTACTCATGTAATCACTATTGCTTAGGGTGTGGTTTCCTTTGTTCCAAATTATTAATGCTCTGCTTTGTAGTCCGACCCTATCCATAGAAGAAAAATATTGACCTATTCCGAGTCTATAAAATGTAATATAAAAAGCTCCATTATTAAATTTCTTAATCATACTATTAACATCGTCTAAAAATTTATTACCATCTTCTTTTGACATTTTGTCGTTTTTTATTCCGCCATGCTTTGAGTTAAAACTTTTGCTTCCATCTGCGTGTATTCCACCAGTAAAATCCATCAAATATGGAGGGTCAGTAAAAACCATATCAGCCTTTTTGCCATCCATCAACCGCTTAACATCTTCCTCTTTCGTACTATCCCCACAAAGCAATCGATGATTCCCAAGCTCGATTAAGTCACCGAGTTTAATCGCTGGATTCTCTACCACTTCTGGAACGTCGTCTGCTTTGCTTTCGTCAATGATTGCTTCGAGTTCGCCTTCGAGGTTAATATCCATTTCCTCTAACTCTTCGGGAGTAAACCCAATTAAGTCTAAATCATATCCGATGTCGTGAAGCTCTTGCATTTCGATAGCAAGCATCTCTTCGTCCCAATCTGCGAGTTCTGCCATCTTGTTTACGCTTATTCTAAATGCTTTGATTTGAGCATCCGTAAGGTCGTCGGCGAGGATCACTGGTATTTCAGTCAATCCGAGCTTTCTTGCCGCCTTAAAACGAAGATGCCCGTCTACTATAAGCCCGTCTGACTTTGCAACGATTGGAACTCTAAAACCATACTCTTTTATTGCCGATGCAATTTTATCAACTGCATGGTTATTTACTCTTGGGTTTCGGTCATAAGGGATTAATTTTTCAATATCCCATGTTTCAAACGTTAGCATTTAATTTCCTTACTATTTAGATACACTGATTTATAAACTATTTCTTGCTTCATACCATCTCCCCAAACAATCCCGAAGTTATTTTTTTAGTCTTTTTACACTTCACTACACGTATCGTCTTTTTTTTCATCTTTTTACGCCCCTCGGTTATAACACTTGGGATATTTCTAACGC